ATAAAGGACAAAACGCCAATCTATTTCCTCCCTATTTCCCAACAGAAGAATGTGTTGTAGATATGGACAGTGTAGGAATGTCATATTTAGTTCCTGTTGAGGTATTCAAAGAAAATAAATATGAGCCACCCACTGGATTCGCTACAGAACATTATTCTATTTGCCAAGCTGCAAAGAGAATGGGTTATAGAGTTTTGTGTGATTTGAACATAACAATTATTCATGCTTTCTTGCCTAAGTATGGGGAGGATTGCCATTAAAGTTATAGCCAGCACCCACTACAATCGTCCTAAATACACAAAACAATGCTTTGAGCATTTATCTAAGTGTGTTGGGATAGAAAATTACCTCTTAGTTCTTGGGGTTGAGCCTGGGAATCAAGAGGTAATAGATTTATGCAGAGGAATAAACTTCTGTGATTATATGTTAAAGACCAATGAGCAACGAATGGGTTGCAATGCTAATATTGGAGATACGCTCGGTTTGGCTTTTAGATTCTCTGATTATGTGATTATGTTGGAGGATGATATTCTTTTTGCTAAAGACACACTCCTTTATTTTGAGCAATTTGAGAAATATAAAAATGAAAATTTGCTAAATATTTCCGCTTATCATAGAAAAAGCGATCCCAACGAGCCATATAAAACAACTAAAAGACGCTGGTTCACACCTTGGGGTTGGGCGACTTGGCGTAATAGATATGAATTTTTAACTCATGCTTGGACAGCCAAACACCCATCTTGGGATTGTTTCTGGAATGATTCTAAAATGCACGAAATCTATCCAGTTTGGAGCAGAAGCCAGAATATAGGTTGGGAGAACGGTACTTATTGTCCAGGCTTTCAATTCCACAGAGAGAACCAATGGGTAGAGAATTGGGCGGGCGATCAGGAATATGAAATAAAGGAGTTTATTTATGAATAAAATAGAACAAATAGAATTATCAATAAAATTAGCCGAAGAAGGTAAATCTAAATGCCCACCAGAAGTTCTTTCTATTGAAGGAATGAGTAGCCACAAGACCAGACATTTTCTTAATAACCTTTCTAAGACAAATTACCTGGAAATAGGCATCTGGAAGGGATCAACCTTTGTCGCCGCCAATTATGGGAACGACAATTATGCTGTAGGTATAGATAATTTCTCTGAGTTTGCGAATCCAATGAATGATCTGCATAGAAATTTGCAATTATTAAAAAATAAATATCAATTTATTCAGAGTGATTGTTTTGAGGTAGACATAAGTAAGTTCCCGTTGTTTGATGTTTATTTTTATGATGGCTGTCACGATGAGGAAGCACAATATAAAGGAATGCAGTATTATAATCCCGTTCTTGCTAATGAATTTATTTTAATTGTAGATGATTGGAATTGGGATTATGTGCGAAACGGCACTAGACGAGCCATAAGCGATCTTAAATGGAATATAGTTAAAGAGTGGGAATTATATGCCAGATGGAATCAAGATACAGAGAATTGGTGGAATGGTCTTTTTGTTGGGTTGGTGACTAAATGATTATAGATGCTTTTATTTTTAATAATGAGTTGGATGTTCTGGATATAAGACTCCATGAAGTCCAGGCTGACAGGTATGTGCTTGTGGAGTGCGATCATACCTTTACTAATATTCCTAAGCCGCTTCATTACCAGGAAAATAAACATTTATTTAAGGAATTTGAGGATAAGATCGTTCATATTGTTCATAAATCTAAATTGCACAGCAATCCTTGGGATAATGAGCATGACCAGCGTAATGCGGTCAGAGAAGGAATGCCAGGGCATCCAGATGATTTAATTATTGTTACGGATGTAGATGAAATACCCAAGAATGAGATAATAAAAGATTATGGAGAACCCAAATGTATCCACATGGATCAAATGAACCATTACTTGAATCTCCTAAGCACCACGCCCGTTTTGGCTAAATGTACCAGACTAACAAAATATAAAGATATGCCACAGAATATAAGTGAGTGGCGATTCAGAGAGGTATTATCCAGTTACAGACTTCCTTCAATTTATGGCGGTTGGCATTTTAGTTGGTTGGGTGACGCTCAATATCTGGTGGATAAAGTGAAGTCTTATTCTCATTCAGAAGTAAATAAATATCCATTCAATGATGTTGAAGCGGTAAAAAAGGTTATTGTTGGTGGCTGCACATTTGATTTTTGGGGCAACTCGGTTACGCCGCTGGTAAAATATCCTATTGAGAAACTACCACAATATGTTCAGGACAATTTGGAGAAATATGAAAGATACATCTTTACTTAATTTTGAGATTTCTAATAAGTGTAATTTATCAGCTTGTCACCACTTCTGTCCTGTCCATTTGAGGGAAAAAGAAACTGGCAGATCATTAACTGATGAATTGATTGTTGAATTAGCTGTAGAAGCCTATCAGAAGCACGGATTCACAGGGAAAATTGCTTGGCATTATTATAACGAGCCAATGCTTCAACAAAATAGATTGTTTCGCTTGATGAAACAAATTAAATCTATTGTCCCACAGGCTAAATTTTTACTCTGGACTAACGCTACAATTACTCCCGAAAACGAAGATATGAGTTTATTTAGCGATGTTTATTATACCAATTACGACAACAACCCTGATTTGGACGCATATTACAAGAAATATATTGAGTCTGTCCACGAAGTAAAAGTGAATTGGTATGACAGATTATCCGTTCATAAGAATAATGCTGCTAATTATGATCGGTGCCTTAGACCCTTGGTAGAAATGATTATTACCAGCTTTGGCGATGTTAGATTATGCTGTGTGGATTGGAGAGGGAATATAAAAATGGGGAATGTGTGGGATGATCCATTGTGGCTCATTTTAGAACAGCGTAGAAAGATAATAAATAGTATGATAAACGGTATGAATGAAAATACGCCTGAATGGTGCTTAAAATGCAAAAATAAACAATGCGGAGTTATAACATTATGATTGAATTATTAGTTTTTTCCAGTAATTCTTGCACTCCTTGCAAGAAATTGAAGGCATTGTTGAATAAAAATTTAATTGACTTCACGGAGATTGATGTAGATATTGAGCCAGAACTTACTTACACCTACAACATATCAGCTTTGCCCACTTTGGTTTTGGTTAAAGACGGAGAAATATTAAAGAAAGAAGTGGGTCTAATCTCAAAGGCGGCACTTGATGAGTTTCTTAAAGTATAAAGAATGGTGCAGATGGGTTAAAAATAAATATCCTGAGCTAAGAATCCAGCGTAGAAGATGCAGTAAGAAATGCTATGGATGGTACAAAGACAATTTAATTGTTGTAGATAAGAACGCTGATGAGGATTTAGCCATTTGGATCGTTATACATGAAGTTGGACACCATTTATGTAAGGATAAAGAGAAGGTAGAACATGATAAAGCCTTTGGAGTTGGGTATTATAAAGCCTATCAATTATATTTAGATTGGGCGAATGAACGGGAGAAAGAATGACAGAAGAAGAACTAATGGAAGAATACTTAAAAAATAAGTATATCCAATTTGAGCCTAGACCAGACGATCCAGACAATGGCGACGAGCAAACTACCTATATTACCGATGAATTTTCTGGTATTAAATGCGTAATTGGTGGAAACCGTTCTTCTAAGACTTACGGCACCGCTTGGCTCTTTGCCCACGAACTTTATACAAGAAAAGCACCGCAACCTAATACTCCCTGCTGGATTGTATCAAAAACTCTTGAATTAGCTGGAATGATATGGTCACAAGCCCTCTGTTTCTTTATTCCACAGGATCAAATAGAACATATCCGTTGGCGACAAGCTGGTATATTTCCAGAAACTATTATTCTTAAAAAGGATGCAGACGGTAATAACTTTATAATTAAATTCTTGTCGTCAGAAATGGGGCGTGAAGCCCTGCAAACCGCTGGCTTGTATATGGTGTGGTGCGACGAACAATGCCCACAGGCGGTCATTGAGGAACTTTATACCCGTCTTTCTAACTGGACTCACCCTAATTGTTTTTTATATTCTCTCACGCCTCTCAAGCCAGATGCCTATTTAAGTGAGAAATATGAGCGTAGGAATGAACCAGAAATTGCCAAAATGTGGCGATTTTATTCTCTCAACACTATAAAAAACGATTTTATTAGTGAAGAATGGAAAGATAATTTCCTTAATTCTTTGAGTCCAGAACAAAGAGCCACCCGACAATTTGGGCATTTTTCTAATTATGCTGGTAGTATTTACAAGGAATTTAAGAACGATCATTGTATTAAACCTTTTGATATTATCTCCCAAGTTAAGAAAATATACATTGGAATTGACTTTGGATGGCGTTTTAATGCTGCCGTATGGGTTGCTGAATTAAATAATAAATATTATGTGTTTGATGAACTTCAACTCCAAGAGGTAATGACAGAGGATTTCTGCTCGGCTATTGTCGCCAAGGGATATGACCACAGATACAGGTGCTACGCTGACTACGAAGACCCAATGGCTATTAGAAGAATGAATATTGGTGGTTTAACCGTATCCAATGCCTGTAAAGATGTATTTGATGGTATTGAGAGTCTTAGAAGTCTATTTCATCAGAATAGATTATTTATTTTTGATAATTGTAAAACAACTATTATTCAAATGAAGAACTATGTTTGGGAAGAACTAAAAGAAGGCAAAGAAGAGAAGCAAATGCCCAAGAAAACTAACGATCACTGTTGCGATGCTCTTAGATATGCTATTTATACAACAATTAAGTCAGATATTAAACCTTGGGAGTCCACAGTGGGTAATAGACCTATCCAATTAGTCAGACCTACTCAAAACCCCCTGTTACAACCACAAAGAAGAAGATAATTTCCACAATTCACCACAAGGGACTATATTAAGTTGTGATGGTATATACCTTGATGATAGACAAATTAGTAGGTAAATAATGGCAACAAAATCAGAAGTAGCAAAGACGAAACCAAGACAGAATGGGAAGTTTGTTAAATATCAGGCTGGTGGTAATCTAAAGCAAGGATTAGGTGGTTTCCAATCTGCTGCTAATAGTTCTTTTATTGCAATGCCAGAAAACAATCCTCCTGTTCCACATAATCCTGCTATTACACCAATGGCTCCTGGTGTATTTCATGTAAATACTTATCGTTCTATCGCCTCAACTCCTGGTGGAATCTATAGAAACCTTGATGAAGCCCTCAGAGCCTCACCAGAGACAGCCAAAGCAATGTTAAATGACATTACTATAACTGGCCCTCTATTCCAGCGTTGGATGACCCTTTGCTCTTACAATGACGGTGTGACACCAGAGGATGAGAACGATCAAAGAGCATTAGATATTTGTGAAAAGATTAAACAAGACCTTGAATCCATTCCCAGGTGGCACGAATTTAAGAGAAATCTAATGTGGGCAGCTTGGTATGGTAAAACTACCAATGTCATTGATTGGGATTTTGAGTGGAATAAAGGACAAAGAAAATTAAAAGCCCGTAAATGGTTTAATATTATTGGTGATAAACTTGTTTTTAGAAACAATGGTAGAATGGGCTATTTAGTACACATGCCGACTGGATTCAGGGATGTAGTTTATTCTGATCGTGGTATGGCTGAGTTATTTATGCCAGAAGATCAAGATTCTATCGTTCATCACAAATATTTTATTACTGATACAAGTTGGGATGAGTCAATGTTGGCGATTGGTATGGAAGGTTTTGGATACAGACATTACCTCTACTGGATTTATTGGCTCAAAATGCAACTCCTTGAGTGGGCATTAAATGCGTTCCAAATCTTCGGTGCTGGCGGTATTCGTGTAGGTTACTTTGAGCAATCTAATCCAGCGTCCGAACAAGCCGTAGCAACTGCTTTGGCTAATGCTAATAACACTAATATTATTCTATTCCCAAGACCTATTGGTGATCCTGGTGAGAATCAGGGTGCGGGATTAGAAATTATAAGTCCTAATGGTATTGATTTAAGTCACTTCAAGAACTTTATTGATGATTATTTTGGCAAACAAGTAGAGAAGATGTTGCTCGGTTGGGATTTTGATACTGAGAGAAACGACTACTATCGCTTACAGCAATATGACGCTACGGGATTAAGTGAAACAATTACTAATGATTTGGTAAATGTAATCATTAAATACAATTATCCAGAAGCTATGGATATGGGCATTAAATACAACATTTCGGTGCCGATTCCTGATACTCAAAAGTATTTGGAAGGCGTACAGAGAATGTATGAGGTTGGATTGCCTTTGGCGGAATCTGAAATTTATTCTTCTATGGGATTTACTAAGCCTGGGAAGAACAAGAAGGCACTTATTAAACCAGCACCTACGCCTGGAATGGGAATGCCTGGGGAAGAAATGAATGGCCCAATGTCACAAAACAACGATGGAAACGACCAGACTATTCGCAAGCCTAAAGTGGGCATTGGGAATTTAGGTCAAAATTTATCATAAAGGATAAATATTATGATGGGTCAATTAGTGGGTGGTAGTTTAGACGGACTTACGATTGATTATAAAAAAGATCAATATATGTTTGTTATTGGGAAAGAAGCGTGGTTAAAAGAGGAAAAACGAAAGGGAGCAGTAGCTTTCTTTGTATTAGAATCATTAAAAAAGAAGAGGGAAAAGAATGCCATTAAATAGTAAAGTTCATCATTTGTATCAGCACCTTTTGGATAAAGGGTTTAATAAGGCATCTGCTGCCAAGATTGCTCAAAAGAAAACTGGTGAAGCATTAGCTACTGGTAAAGCACCTAATAAAAATGATGCCAAGGCTCATCCTATTCCTGGTGGCAATCAAACGATGATTTCTTATTTTGGCAAGGATGCACCAATAATTGAAGAAGGTACTACAACTGGTCAAAATATTAGAGTTGATCCAAGAAATCAACCAGTTGGTGATATGCCTCCCAAGCCACAAAAGAATAGTATTCCCGAACCCGAACCTGAGAAAACTTTTGAGGATATGGAAAGAGAAGCTAGAGCTAATTTTGAGTATCCACCTGATCCTAATACCGAGCATGTGCAGAATTTGACAGAGAAATCCAAAGATTTATTCTCTGAAAAGATTGAAAGAGCCGATCCAGGTAGAAATGACTTGAATCCCAATGCTCCATTAAATGTTGGCAAAGAACTATTAGATCAACATAATGCTGATTTACCTATTTTAATACAAGAAGCAGAAATTCAGGTTCAACCTCATCCCAAAGGATTACCGCCAGAAGGCACGGTGGGGCCAGAGCAAAAGAATAGTTTATTTGATTATATGAAGAGTTGGTTTAGTTCTAATCAGCCTCCGCAGGGAGAGCGATTAGGACAAGCTATTGATAATGCAGCCGCAGGTAAAAGGGGCGTTCCTATTGGTGGCGGGTATTCAGTTACAAGCCACGATCCTATGCCAAAATCCACACTACCTGATACTACACAACAGCCACTAGATACATCTGGTGAGAATCCACAGAAATTAGATTGTATGCATTTACCAATACATTATTCTATGCGTCCTGATATGAAGATTGATGCTCACTGTAATGTTTGTGACCACGATTGGCAACCTAATTTAATGCCCGAACCTGGGTCTGTGGGGCCAACTGGTGAAGGTTTGACGGGTAGATTACTTTGTCCTAATTGCTTAAAAAATGCTGGACACCCTGCTTATGCTAATTATCCAGAGGTTGATCCTGCTAATCCGCAGCCAGAAAAGAATGATCTTACGCCAGCAGATAGAGAAATTAGAGGGCTGGATGGAGCTAATCCTGATCCACTGAGTCCATTACCAGGAGAAGCAGCAGCGGTTCAGGGTAGTTATTTATTCAAGCATCATCCAACTGATCCAGATGCATATACAGTACAACATATAGACCCGAATGATTATAAATTTGTAAAAGACAAATATCAGAAGTTGGGATTAAATGAAGAACAAGCCCATAAAGCAATGAAATATGCCGCAGATAAGAAAAGCAAATGGGATGATCCAATTTATACTGATCCAAAGTCTCCATTTTACATGAAACCTGATCCAGAACCAGCCGTTCCAGAGGTTCAACCGAGCAAAGATGTTGGTGCATTTGTTGGAGAAGATGTTGCTCCTACTGTAGAAGAATTAAAAAAGATTGAGAAAAATGATTGTTGTGCTGGTGCAGCACCGATTACTGCTGGAATGGACAATAAAGGACTCATTAAAAAGAAGGTTAAAAGATGATAATTAAACAAAAGAAAGTATATATGGTGAATCCCGACTGTGATATTTTACGGTTACAGGAGATTGCCAGAGTTAATAATGCCCGTTTAGCGGCAGGAGAAGAAACTACGCTTACGCTTGGACATACAAGTGACGCTGATCCCGAATTGATTACTATTCCAGTGGGTCACGCCGAAAACTTTATGTGCATGGGTGATTCTTTATATTGTGATTTGGTAATTGATGATGAGTGGGCAAATCAAATTACCAAGTATAATAAGGTCAGTTGTGAGTTGTGGGCTGATAATGTAATCACACCAATCGCCCTTTTAGCCAAGAATAGACCAGCCTTGGAGGTTGGTTTAATTAAGTATGATATGCCTAATCGTGGCGATTTAGAGCATAAACCCTATATTACAGAAGAAGAACAAATTGAGGTAGAAAATATGTCTCCACAAGAAATCCAGCAATTATTTATAGAAACCATGAATCACAGTGAAGTATTCGGTAAATTCACTGATTTAATGGAAAATATTATTCCAAAACTCCAAGAAACTGTTAAGCACATGGAGGATACACTTGCACCATTACTCGCAGAAGAAGTTGAAGAACATCCCGATTTGGCTGGACAACTTGAAGGTGAGGAAGAAGCTGTTGGTGAAGTTCCAGCGGAAACAGCCGAAGAAGCACCTGAAAAGGTTGAGGGAGAGGGTGACGGAAAAGACCCCGCAGAAGAAAATGCGTTAGTAGAAGAGGAAAAAGAGCATCCTGAATTGCCTGAACAAACTGTGGAAAAAATTGTGGAAGATCACGAAAAAGAAGGCAAAGTGGAAGATAAACCAAAAGAAGAGGTAGAAAAGAACGATGCTATGGCTTCTGCTAATGACGGTTATATTGCTGGTCTTGAGAATGAAAAGAAGAAAGTAAAGAAATATCAAATGGATTTGATTAAAGCCACAGAAGAGAAGAATGAATTGGTTAAGAAATATCAATTAGAACTACGCAAGAACGAATTAAATGATTTGAGCAAGACTTATTTCTTTGATCCGAAAGACGAAGTGGAAATTGTAACTAATATGGACGACGAACAATGGGAAATGCACAAAAAGATAATTAAAACTAAATATCAAAAAGCACCTGTTGGACGAGTTGTTAGTGTTGCGGCTGATGTAGAAGATCGTAATGTTAAGTCGCCAGATAAAGTCCAGAGAGCTATTAAAGTAGCTTTAGACAAGGGAATTAGCTTTAAGGAAGCACTAGACGCTGTTTAAGTTACGCCACGGGGATTACCCGAAAGGCTTTAGTGAATAACCACGGAATTAAAACCTCCGTGGTTATTTTTTTCACTTTTTCAACAAACAGCTATATTACATTAGAGAGAAAGATTATTTTCTTTAATTCATTTTTTAAGAGGAAAAAACTATGCCGTACTTTAATGGGCCATCTTTGAGTGCCTTTATCGGTTCGGGTACAGTTGCACCTTGCCGCTTCGTGATGTATTCAACTGCGGTTGCTTCGTCTGCTGCGAATCCTGGTCATGGAAATTATGCCGACTTTTTAGTACAGGCATGTGCTTCTGGTGGGACTCCTTGCGGCATTAGCGAACAGGGACAGCAACTTCCGCCAACCGATGAAAATTATGGAACCACAACTTGGGCTAATGGACAGTTAATTGGAATCTATGGCGTTGGTCGTACCACGCTCCTAGAACTTGGCTCAACTGTGACCGCTGGAACAGCTTTGTCTGCCGCTTCTGATAATAGTGGCAAGGGCGTTCCGTGCTTGGGTTCTGCTTATCCTATTGGAGCTATTGCGAAACAGGGCGGTGTTTCGGGTGATTTAGTCCAAGTAGTAGTGGAGATCAACTAATATGAGTCAAAATTTTACTTTATCTGCTGCTAATAATGTTTACATTCCCACCTTTAATGCGGAAGCATCGGGTGCGTTGATTGTAAGCTACGCCCGTGATCCCAAGAGATTTGCGGTTAATCGTTATTCACAAGTTACTAAAGTTGATAAACAACAAGGTAAATATATTCGTCTAAATCCTTATGACCAATCCAGATTGCTCACCACGAATGGTGCAGATGTGGTTTGGGCAGACGGTGCTGATCGTCCTATCAACAGCGATGTTGGTTTTGAATATCCCGCTTATAGCACAAATCGCTATACAATGGGCTTCTATGTTGGCGATTTGGCTGCAACTCAGGCTGCTTGGGATGTTGTTGCTGCGAAGGCTGCTGTTGTAGCTTCTCGTATGATGGCTCTCCAAACTGCCATTGCTTTACAATCTGCTGTTGATGGTTTGAAGGCTAATGTCAATGGTACAACCACTGACTCGGCTACTGGCATTAGTGGTGGAAAATGGGATGTTGGCTTTACGGCTACTGGTGCTGCTAATACGGTGACTTATCTCCGTAAAGGCGTTCAGACTGTTCTAAGCCGCATTACCGTTGCAAGCAATGCTGTTGTAGATGCAAGCGATATTACGATTGTTATGAATCCTAATACTGCTAAAGCTATTGCTAATTCTCAGGAATTGGTATGGCAATCTGCTCAGTCTCCGTATGCCTTGGACACTCTCAAATTGGATAAGAACTTCCAAACTTGGGGTCTTCCTTCCATGTTGTTCGGTGTTGGCGAAGTTATTGTTGAGCCAACCGTTAAGACAACGACTAATCCAAATGCAACTGGAAGTGGAACTGCTTCTTATGTTTTGGGTGATGGAAACATCTTGTTCTTGGCTCGTCCAGGGGCTTTGGAAGGTCAGATGGGTTCTTTCAGCACTCTTCACGGATATTTCAAAGAGGAAATGTCGGTTGAGACTTGGAATGATCCAGTCAATCGTAGAGAAATTGGTAGTGTAACCAGTGACTTTACCTATGTGGTTGCGGCTCCGCAAACGGGTTACTTAGTAACTGAAGCTACTGGCTGATCTGCATAACAATTAGTTAAAAATATAAATAGCCCGCCTTTCCGAATGGGTAGGCGGGCTATATTTTTAGGGGAAATGAATGGCTACACTACTTACAAATGCTGATCTATTAGAAAGATTTGACTATCGGTTAATTGACCAACAGTTAAGCGATAATAATACGGTTATTGGTAGTACAGCATTACAGAGTAGCACACAATTATCGGACATAATTACAGATGCGGAAGGTTTGGTTTTATCAGCACTTTATACTGCTTATAAATATACATCCGACGATCTGACGAAACTAGACACCGATTCTCTTTTTGTATTAAAGCGAATCATAGCCGATATAGCCTTTATATATATTTGTGGTCGTAGAGGATATGACTACAAGAACAAAATGCCGCTTGTAGAGGATTCGTATAATCAACTACAAAAATTAAGAAATGGAGAAAGAGTATTAAACTTTCCCGATAATGAGGCGGCTGGCAATACTTTCAGTCAAAATGTTAGTTTTGCAACTCAGGTTCAGGCGGGATTAGTCACTACAGTAACAAGATATTTTCCCGAACCAATGTTCACACAAAATAGATTTTAAGAGGAAATAAATATGGCATTAGAATTTCATGTAAATGGTCTAGCCAGTCTTTGGGTCAGTATGCTTGGTTCAGTTGCTAATCTAGGCTACTCTCAGGATGGAGTCACCATTGAACTACATTATGAAACTGATGATATTCATACAGATAAATGGGGTTCTAAGATTCCAGAAGATGTAATGAATCTCGGTCAGTGGGCAACAATTAAAGCAAACCTTATTAAATATGATAAGGCTACTATGGAGTGGTTGGAAGGTCGTTTAGCAGAAGCTACTACGGTTGGTTCTGCTCCTAATATTCTTTCTAATCAAGGTGGATGTACCAATGCGATTGGACGCTTAATGGGACAATGCACCGATATGGGCAAACTTTGGATTCAACGCTGTAATCCAGCTTGTGAAGTTGGAATTGAAGGCGGTTGGAAGTTTAATGCGGCTTATTTGGCTGATGTGGATTCGTTCAAAGTCGGCACCAGAGTCACTATCCATGATTTGACTTTTAGAGCCTTACCAGATGCCAGTGGTATTCTTTATACTACGATTGGCACAGCAACTCCGAGCTAAGGAATTATTATGGCACTAGAATTTCATGTAAATGGTTTAGCAAGAATATATATCAATGTAACTGGATCGCCTACAGAATTGGGCTATTCCCAGGATGGTGTAACTATTGAGTTGCACTATGAAACAGAAGATATTATGACTGATAAGAGTGGTGCTAAGATTCCAGAAGATATTCAGAATATGGGTCAGTGGGCTACAGTTAAATGTAACCTAATTAAATATGACACAAGTTTAATTGAATATTTGCAAAATAGATTGAATGAAGTAGATGTGGCGGGTAAATTGCCCAATGTAAGAAGTAATATTACTACAGGTTGTCCTAACGCTATTGCGGAATTGATGGGACAATGTAATGATTTTAGCGATCTTTGGATTAGGCGTTGTAATCCAGCTTGTGAAGGCAGTATTGAGGGTGGGTGGCATTTTTATAATACCTATCTTGCCGATATTGATACTTTTAAGGTTGGAACACGGGTTACGATCCATGATTTAACTTTCCGTTGTCTCCCAGGATCAAGCGGTATTTTATATACCACCATTGGAACAGCCGCACCATCTGTTTAATATTTATCAAATTTCTTTCTCCGAGCCTATTAGTTCGTCACTAGTAGGCTTTTTTTATTGGCATTGTACCTATATTAGTATGAGGCAATAATGCTGTTAAAGGAAAATTATTATGTTTAGTGAGAAAGAAACCCAAATTTACCGTTATTGGAATGGTTGCACAAAAGACGGAAAGCAAGTTTTCCAGTTTGTTGATCCTGTGGAAGTCCAAATCAACTTGGAAGAACACGATCCTAATTATCAGTCTAATTTTAAGACTTTGTTTGATTTAGTTCAAATTAGTAAGGATGCAGATGCGGCTAAAGAAATTGTGGATTTGGGAAGAATTATGTTCAAATTACCTGAACCTTTTGACGATGGCGAGAGAGTCCAGGGACATACGACTTTGGGTGTTATGCGGGTGGTATTAGATTATATTAACTGGATGAGCGACTTAAAAAAAAATATAGACGATACGCCGACTTTGTTGCCACTTACGGGTTCGGAGGAAGAGAAGTTGGATATGAATGTTTCTGTGGACTCTGGCTCAACATCCCAAGAGAAATAACCAGACAGGAAATACCTGTGTATGGTGCTATTGGGTTGGCGTTGTGCAAAGATGCAGATGTTGAGAACTTAAATATGGCTTATTCTAATACACCAGAGAGTTATTATAAGCGGCAAACAGAAGCATTGAATAATCTTGGAGAGTTAAAAAAATGAGCGTTTTTGATGATATGGTGGCTATTCTTAGCCAAATAAACGAGAAGTTGGGCGACAATGCTGGCAATAAAGCTGGTGCCGTATTGAATCCGCAAGCACAACCAAAACCAAAAGAAGATAGTTTTAAGGATAATAAAAACTACAATGAATTGGTTCGTGGGTTCAAAGATGCTCTAAACTCCGTTCCTATATTTTCCAAAATTGCCGCTGCCCTTACAGGTTTATCTCCTGTGCTTCGTGACATTGTTGGTGGTGGAGTTCTATTAAAAGCATCTAAATATTTAGAAGCTAAAGTTGATAAATTAGATATATTAGATAAAGCATTCAAATCTGTAACGGGTAAAGGGGTTAAAGATGCGAATGTTCCTTATGCGTCAGACCCCGATTTCTTGAGTGAGGTAAGTGATAAGCAAAAAAGTCTAATGGCTATTTTGGCTATGTATCACGATTCTGGAATGGCTGTAGAGGACGCTTATAAAAATGGCGGGCCAAAAAATCCTCTAAATGAAATTATGCTCAAATTCCATGATTTGCTACAACAAGCGGAACATCCTGGGGTTTATAAAGCTAAACAAGTCACAGGTTTTGCTGAATGGGAAAAGTTATTTGATAATGTAAAAGAAGGATTAAAAAATCTCGCATTCCCAATGAAATACGCTGGTAAAGGTATTTTTAATTTTTACAAAGGAGTTATTGGTTCTACGATTGGCGGCAGCGGCAAACCAATGGGCGAGGTATTTAGAAGTTTATTTGGCGATCTTGGTTTTGCATTCAAAAATACCAATCTTACAGGAGGAATGGGGCCAGTAAGTTTGATGGGACTATTAAAACTTCCTACTCTTTTAATTTCCATTGGTGCTGGACTTATTAAATTAGGCAAATCTATTGCAGACGCTCAAAGGAGTATATCTGGATATAGCGGTTCAATGGCGGTTGCTTTTGCCATGTCTGATGTTCGTGGTATGTTTAGAGATATGCACCAAGCCAATGCCACCGCCGAAGCAACGGCTAAATTTTTAGATGCTTGGAATGATATGGCAGATAAATTTCAACCTATAAAAGAACAGTTAATAAATGGCTTCTTAGAATTAGCTACAGCTTTAACTAAATTAGTTACAGGCATAATGGAAATATATAATTCTCTGCCAGAGTGGGCTAAGAGAACAGTTATTGGCATTTTGACATTAGGTGGATCGGAACTTAAAAAATTCAAAGAAGAAATTGCTAAAGAGCAAGCTGTTGCAGAAGGTAAAGGTTTAGATCATTCCAACCGAGTAAAACAAGCTGAAGAAGGGTTGCGTCATGGTGATAAAGAAACTTATGAAGCTGGAATGAAAAAACTTCTTGACCATAAAGCCGAACTTCAAGCCCAAATGGATGCAATAACTGGTGAAGAAAAAGAAAATATTTGGGGAGAAAAAGTTAATGTTTATCAAAAACTAAAAGCTAGATCGGAAGATAAATCATTTTTTGGTGGATTTAATGGCCCTGATGAAATGGACAGATGGAGCGTAATTAAACAAAATTTAGATAGATTAAATGCCGACATGATGCAAACTGATACTGGCATTCAAGCTATGAAGAATTTGGAAAGTCAATTAAAAGAAAATCCAAGTTTAATAGAAAAAGATAAACTTACACCAGAGAAGAAACAAGAATTAGAGAAAAATAATCAATTTTCTAATGCTATGGCGGCTGTTAAAAAAGCGGCAGATGAAGCCTGGACATTCTATAATAAAGGTGGCGAAGGTGCTGGTGACTTTATGTTGTCAGCCGCTACTTGGAACTATGATCCAGACCACCCAAGAGCAAGTGAAGCCAATCAAGGGTTGTGGGATGCTGGTGTTGCTCGTATGAGACATGGAGCTAAATAATGGAAAACAAACCAACAGATCAAAAGTTTCTAAAAGAGTTGGAAAAATCAGCGGATAATATTCGTGAATATTTTCAGAAATTTGGAGCAATCGGGGCGGCTGATTTTATTAAACAGGCAGCGGCTTGGAATTTTGATTCTCCACAAAGACCATCACAGAGGAATATAATTAAATGAGTTCAACATTAACATATAATGGCATTAGTTTACCATTTGTAAAAACTGAGAAGTTTGACCAGGAAGTAGTTTATAGTACAGATGGCGTGGATAATTTATACACCAAAGTTACTATTGGTGTTGGTTGCGTTCTCTCTCCATGTTTATTCAATGGAATGAGTGTATCTTCTTGGGTAAATGCCGTTAAGCCTAATTTAATGGTTCGTGGCGGGCAGCTTTATTATATGGTGGATGGTTGTTATGTTATGCAACCTAATGTCACAGCCGTTGGATCAACCACTTATAATGCCACTATTGATTATAGTTATACGCCTGATGGACACGCCGCTACAACCTCTCCAAATACATCTACGCTTGGTGTTGCCTTTGCAGCACCCGCAGACGCTAAACTTGGGCCATTTCCTCAAAGATTTGATGTGCGAAGAATTGAGGGCAACACTTGGTTGGCTTATTATGAAATTGTAACTTATTTGCCTTATTGTAGAACTAGTGCTGCACCGCCTTATGTTTTGTCCAATCGTTGGGGTACTACGGTTAATATTGATGAAGATTATTATTTAACAAGAATAATTGATGGCACTCTTGTCATTAACGGGCAGTATGCCAATCAAACAAAACAATGGGGAGGCACAGAAGATTTCCCTATTGATGTGACAATGGAGAGAATTGTTGGGCAAAATATTATTCTTCCACCTTGTCCTCATCGTTGGAAGCGTGAGTCTATTGATATTATTAGGAGTTCTGACGGTTTGACTCTTACTTATAAAATCACCGACAAACAACTTTATACGGCTATTCCACGACCAGCTACAAGAATTGATGCTCAATATACCGAGACAAGTGGAACTAAAGATTTCGCTCTTATGAACATGATGGTGTGCGAAATCCAAGTTACAGTTTATGGAGAACCAAACGCTAATTGGAATCCAAAAGGAACAATAGATAATAGTGGTAATGTAACCTGGGACGCAAACGGTGGATTGGATTATAATAAATACAATCTAATGACGCTTATGTTCCAGGTAGTTCTGAGCAGAATACCATTCCCATTCTTATTGTCGGATGCAAAACAAGGATTTGATGATGGTAATTTTAATAAATACATTATTCAATATTTTCAAATGAAGGAAGATGTATTTAAGCCAATCGTTGGCTGCACCGTCAGAGCATTGCGTCCAAGACTTTATAATGCCCAAACGATTGCTAATATAACCAAAGTAGGAAATCCTCAAGGTATTTATGGTTTAACCACCATTGGCAGCACGATTCTATTGGCTGATTGTATCAATGATATAGCAAGACAGCCTGAGAATATGTTGAATTATGGTCAATTCTTATTGGCTGCACAGAGCCTTAATACGGTTGGTGGTTCTGGTGTAGGGACGGATAATCCATTTAGCACTTTAACTCCTTCTCAATTAGCTTCGGCTATTATGTATCCCTGCGATGAAACTGGAAGAAATATAAATGTTTCTTTGGCTTCTTCTAATACGGCACTTGGCAGCACAGCTATTTCTGTTCAACAAGTTACTTATGCTGCACCAGGGAAACAAGATGCTAATGCTGCGGCTATGAAAGATATTACAAATGAAGGAAGATATTATTCCAAAGAACAATATAAGAATCCATTTACTGAATACACGATTGATGTGCAATATCTAACTAATAATGGATATATCCAGCTTCCCATTATGTATGACGCTTATCCTATTGGATCAACGCCAGCTACGGGTTGTGTGATTGCTCAAACTTCGGCTGGATATACTAAGAAAGTATGCCACTGGAAAGCATCCAGACTTAATCAATGGCCCATGATTCCACGACCAGATGATATTGAGCATGGTTATGGGAAACTCGCTGGTGACACTGTTGCTTCGGCTGTAACCGATAAGCTATTAGATTATCATATTACTTTTGCTGATTCATTCTTGATGCAGGATGGTATTAGTAGAAAATATGAAGTTGCTGGTGTTTATGAATGTGCTATGAAGAAACGACTACAGTGGGATCAAAGTCAATTCCACTTACCAACCTGCGTTAATCCCATTACATCTGATGTGTGGGAAACGACAACGGCATCTGTCAGTATTGGTTCTGCTTCCGCTTTCCCGAATACATTGTTTGTCAGCGGTGTTGTGGGATATAGTGCGAGTGGCCCAGGTGGTGGAAACCCGAATACACCTTAATGGAGAAATGAAATTGGATTTTTTAGAAAAACAAGAAATAAACGATTTAATTAAAAAGTATCAATGCGAGAGGGATTCGCAGATTATTTTGGATAATTTATGTAGCTCTGGAAGGGTGAATAAAGCCAAAATGAACCGATCTGGATTAAATGATAAAAATATTCAAGCGGCTATGACTAGATTACGCTTGGCACTACACCCTTATAAGGATTAAATATGGACACAAATAATTTGTTAAAAGGCTTTTTGGGAGCATTGAGAACTTCCATCGTAACGGGTGGTTTATTCAAAGATATTTGTTGCCAGTTGAGTCTATGGGAAGGCGATGATACACAATACCCACAAGGAAGTCCTATCTTAGAGATTATCCCAGGACAATTTAATACTTTGTCTTGGGACGAAGGTGGCGGGGTATATGATACGGCTCTAAGAGGGGAAATCCAATTCAGGATCATCGTTATGAATGTTCTGGATTTTGTTCAGACTGATAGTAATGTTATGACTTCTACCAGTCAGACGCTCGGTATTTATGAACTTGGCGATCAGTTAATTGCCGAATTGCAGATGTTAAATCTTTGTGATAATGCTGGAAACAGTTATTTAGTAGAGCCTTTTAGAATTAAATCTATTGGTAAACCACAAAGATTAGAGAAGCATCCAGAGTGGGTAATATTAAATCTAAGGTTTGAAGCTACGATCTGTCAGACGATTATTGGAGTAACCTAATGAGTCTCAACTGTCTTTTATCTTATGGGGATTATCCCGCCGTACTCCCAACCAAAGAACTTTTGGATTGGATTGAGAAAAATAATTGCTTGCGGGATATGGAATGGCAGCAACCGCCAAGAAGTTTTCCTGGTGCGGCTACAGATACTACATTTGAGCTATTTACCAAAGATTTACCTCCTATTGAATTAAATAAACTTTATTATCCTTCTTCTGGTATTTTGAATTGGGGTTATGTTTATCTGGTATTTGATGGCAAAACATTGGAGGCTATGAAGAAAGCGTCCATACCTAATGCCATTACAATGATGCCCGCTGATGATAATGCTATTGTTTTCCAAAATATGTATCTTCTTGTGTCTATGCCATTGGTAGATGTGGGTAAAGGGCAAAGCGGAAGAACCACAGGAGATATTAAAAATACAAATTATAAAGACGATGAAACGCTTCATATTTGTTTATTTGTAGATGAGCGTTGGTATTACGCACAATACGCCAGGGCTGTAGAAGTAAATAATATTCCTACCAGTTGGCGGGCTTTGTTAGATAGTCTGTTGGGTGCTTGCGGTATTACTATTCCACCAGCTAATTATCCTACCATTAAAACCGAGTATGGATTCCCTTCTCAATATGCCGACTGGATGGAAATATTTCAATATAACTCTGCGGTCATGTTAAATGCTGCTTTGTATAATTGCGGTTTAATTTTAGTAAGGCATATAGATGGCTATTACAGCTTAAATACATTGGAAAAGGCTATAGAAATAGAATCTCTAATTACTTATGATAATTATTATCTTCGTGCTGGCGGTGATTGGAGTAGGAATGGAAGGGCTAATTATTTTCTTACAATGGTGCCATCCAGTGTGACTTGTTGGTTTCCTATTTGGGATCAAAATATTGAATATTACAACAATACAGCATTTGGCCCTCAACCATCTAATTTATTCCCGCCCGCTGCTCCTGGTTGGTTACAGCAATATTCTAATGTGGAAGGATTATACCATTTAAGAAGTCCCATTGGAGAAACATATTATTATCCAGTTACAGTCAGTGTTAATGATGCTTTAGTATCTATTAACGATGGTGATGCGACAACCGCTATTACAGCCAGTGGTGTAGGCAATAAAGTATTTCGTTGTATGGCACGGGCATATCAAGTGGATTATGACCATGAACATGATAAATATAATGCCACTAATAAGGATTGTTTGACCAAACTAGCCTCCCAAATAACGATTGATTATGTCAATCGTAGAATGTGGAGTATGAACCAAGAAGTTTGGAACTTAATGGTGCCGCCTTATGACCAAGCCGACACTTACCACGATAAAATAAGTGGTTGGAACTCATATATTTATTATATGGGCTATGACGATGCCTGGACTAAGATTGTTGGTAATCCTTCCAATGTAGAATACGAACAAATGATGCAGGATATTGACTGTGGAAGTTCTTCTTCCAGCAGCAGTTCTTCTTCAAGTTCAAGTAGTTCAAGTAGCTCGTCAAGTTCATCCAGTAGTTCTTCGTCAAGTTCTGGTGGCTGTCAAACAGTCTGCGTTGTGTGGGCTGATTATCACAAATCTTATCCTTACAACCCGCCTGGGACATATACCAGTACCGATTGTAAAACATGGACAAGATTGGATGGTAATTATACGATCACTGGTTCTGGCGGAGTTTGGACTTTAACCACCGTTTGCGATCCTACAAAGACTTGGATTGGAACAGGTGCGGGAACGCCTTACTATGGAGTTTATACCAGCACTTTTGGTTCAGCTAATGTAAGCATTGGTTCTTGTAACAATAATGCTTGTTCCTGTGCAATTAAAATGACCACTACTGGCATCTGTGGATTTTGTTTTGACGCTTATGGAAGGATGGTAGGAATGTGGCAGGGATCAAATTGGGTGCCAGTTTTGAACCCATGTTGTCCTGATCCTGGCTTCCCAAGTTAATTATGAATATACAAGTTTATGTAATGAGTAGGGGCGAACCACCTTGTCATAATTTAGCTCGGTGGTTGTCTCAATTCCCTGATTGGAAATACGGAAGTCAAGATTATGGTATAGATCACGCCCGTAATCAAAATATACGCAGATTCTTGACTGAGGATGTTTCTAATGGGAAAGATTATTTATTGATGGTGGATACGGATATGGTGCCATGTCCTACAACAAATAATATTTTAACCAGTATGGGCGAACTTATTTATTGTGGATATGTAGATCGTCACGGCACTACTGGACACGCTGGTAATGGAGATTTTGGTGCGGCTTTCTTTCGTGTTGGTAAAAATTTATTACAAACTATGCCCGATCCTTGGTTCAAGATGGAATATAAAGATGGGAAAAGGGTGGAATGTGAATGTAATTACTTTAGGAAAGCAGCAGAGAGAACGGGTATTTACTCTAAAATGGTAGGAGTGGTAGGACACCAACAAACTTGTGTTTTAATACCACAGGCAAATGAAGCTGGATATGAATTAGCCTGGGAAGAATATTTATGAGTTTTTTTGATCGTATTGTTTTAATAAATCTGCCGCAAAGACTTGATAAAAGAATGTCGGCATTACAACAAACGGCATATTGGGGATTACCTCAACCAACAATATTCCCTGCTATTTGGGGCGATGGATTAAAAATTCCCGATTGGTGGAAAGAAGGCGGGCCAGCTTTTGGATGCCGAGCAAGTCATTTGGCTATTTTAACAAAAGCCATTGATGATGGAATAGAAAAGTTATTTATTGTTGAAGATGATCTGCTTTTATGCAGAAATTTTGAGAATAAATTCACGCATTTCATGGCGAAGGTCAATCAGTTTCATTGGGATTGTTTGATGATTGGCGGTCAGCACTATGAGTCAGAACCAGAGCCAATAATGGAGGGGGTGGTTAAATGTACGAACACTCAACGAACTCACGCCTATGCCGTTCAAGGTGAATTTATAAAACTGCTCAGAGATATGTGGGCAGAGGAAAAGACTGGTCATATAGATTGGAGAATGGGGCCATTTTGTGCCAAATATAACACTTATGCTCCAAATCCTTTCTTAATTGGTCAGTCTGGTGGTGTTAGTGATATAACTAATAGGGATGATGGAAATAGATTCTGGAATCCTGTATCCAGACCAAAACATATTTTAGCGAGGCAAACATAATGCCACATTTACCACCACCAAAAACAACCATAGTTATAGATGATCGGGTGACTCTGCCTCCTGTGGAAGAACCAGTGAAGCGTAGGTTTGAAATTAAAAGATTGATTCAGACCCCAGGTTTTTTAAGTACGCTTCCAGAGGAATTGGCACAGAGGGTTAGAGATATATTTAGTGGTTGCGGCTGTCATACCGAGCCTAAAGTGACCGCTATATTACCCGAAATTCAGGGGTATATAGATGCACTTACCAACTAAAAAAATAAAAATTGATCCCTATGAGCGTATTAAAACCGATAATTGGTTCTGCGATGAGGTTCTACATCGCAAAAGAACGCCTGTTAAATCATTAGAAGTCTGGTGGCATTGTGCTAATATGCCAGGATCAGCCCATATTATTGAAGAACAATTAGCTCTAATCAATAAAATTCATCTTCCTAATGTCCACGCAGTAGTCTTGGGTGAGAATATAATCAAAGATTCTAAGATCAAAATAGAATATCATTCTAATGATTTTGGATTATATGAGAACCCAACGCTGCAAAGGTTATGGGAATCAGCAAGAAATGATCCCGACAAGGGATTCATTTATTTCCACACCAAGGGGGCTAGTTCGCCGTTTGACGCTGTTAAAGCTAATTGGCGTAAAGTTATGACCGAAGCATTGATAATGCCTTGGCGGGCTAATTATGAAGCCCTGAATGAGAATGATTTAATTGGCTGCAACTGGCAAAATAACTGCCACTTCCCAGGAAACTTTTGGATGGCAAGAGGGGATTGGATCAGCCATTTAGATAGTCCAGAGCAATACCGAGCAGAGCATCAATATATGTGGTTCGCTGGACAGCCCTGGAATCGTATGCACGCTGAGTGTTGGATTGGGAGTCGCCATTACCACGCAGTTAAATCTTTATTATGTATGTATGAATGGTGGGAATCATTCGCTCGTAGAGGAATGAAATAAAAAACGGTGTAGGAATCCATCCCTACACCGTCCAGAAAGGAACACGCTTACAGTAATCCTTTTTTTCTATCTTCCATCAATTTCTGCTTCCATTCGCTGAATGACATTGAGCAACGCTTCTGGTGTTCCTCATCCTCTTTTCTTGCTCTCTGTTGAAATTCATAATAAAGTTTCCGTTCATCGTCCGTCATAGGTCTGTCCATTCGTTCAACTCCTGCAACCAAAGGTATAAATATCTCAAAGATCATGGTATTATCCAAAAATTAGCCATAGGACTAAAATTAACAATCCAATAGGTGGGCAAATAATTACCCAAAGAATAACCATAATAAACATGAATCCATCATTGCCGTTCATTATTGATCCTTTCTATTAAGAAGTTCAATAGTCTCTTGTGGTGCGTTATGCTCACGCATAAATTTCAACAAGAATGTATGATCTTCATTGGGCTTTTCAGCGATTATCTTTCTGGCAAATATACAGCTTTCAATCACAGCATTATGCGATTGGTCAGTCCCAAGACTGGCATCTTTAATTACCTGGAAGTGGGCAATAGCTTCATCTAACCGAGCAACGGTCAAAAGATTTTTATCTTTTAATGTTGTTATTTCAATTCCTGAGACTCCAATCTTAAAAGCGGGACTACCATCTTTGTTTTTTGCAGATGCCAAAACATAAATGACAATGATTATAATGAGAACAATAATAATCCACATTTTATTGACCTTTCTGTTAAGACCACAAGGGAGAATCCATTCTCCCTTTTCCAACGCCCACCCTACACAACCGCATCATATTCGGTTTGACGGGGAACATACTGATAGAACGGCTTGCTAATCTGTCGGCTATGCAACTTCATATAACCGTCACCAACACGGAACACACCAATGATCCCAATGAACCCATCAGAGACACCCTCTGCGATCAATTCATCAAGCACATAGGTTTCATAGGGCATCGGCTGGCGAATCTCCAACTCTGCCTGGACGACCTCAAACCGCACTCCACCCAATTTGAGGCTGCTGTAGCACTTCTCCAAGATCAACTCAAAGAAGCCCTCAAAGTCACCGTTGGGAAATTCTTTGTTTCCCTTACGGTACTGTTCCTCCGCATAGGTATAAGGCGACTCACCCTTCCAGTGAGCCAGAAGCACAGTCCTAAAGTTCTGGATCAATGCCTCTCCAAAAACTGCCTTCATACTCTCCAAATCCACCACTTTCTTCAACTTACTCATCTTTCGTTCCTTTCCTGATTGAACTCAGCACAACCATTGTGCTTCTACATATATTATAGCATGATTACACTGTAATGTCAACTGGTTTTAGGTGTCAGAAAAAAGAAAATAGATTGTGGCTATTTTTTTACCGCTGATAGTGGGGATTGTCTGGATCAACCAACTGCAAGCCTGTGACCGTTTTACCCAAATCGTCACTGGTATATACGGATACGGGTTCGCTCGGTTGTGTCTCTGGCACCAGCCTCATAGAGTAATGAGGTTGGCTACGCAGACGATCCAATTCATAGGTTAGTTCTGTTTCCAGCGGCGTTAAAGTTTCCATACAAAATCGTTTTACGCCGTAACCAGACTGAGCCACCAACATTTTGCGGCAAACTTCCGCCATTGATACTGTCCGATTTTCTATTTTGCTCTGGACGCTCGCCATAGTTTCCAAATGGTTACGCAAACCATCGTCCATAGGAATATTGATTGTTTTCTTCTTAGCCATATATATTTTCTCCGATTATCTGAATCCTTCTTTTGTTTTGTCGCAAACTAATGTTGCGTTTTCTTTATTGATTAAAGCCTTACACAGCTTTAATTGAGTTGCTTTAATTACGGCGGCAACATCTTCGCCTTCGGTGATCTCAACCTCTGCGGTTATATCACCTTTCCACAGATTAAAATTACCAAGATTAACTTGGTTTCCGCACCGTACAATTATCTTAGTGATCTTCGGTTCTTTTCTTTTCAGTATTTCAATCATTTTCTTTCTCCGAGCAAATTTCGTAGCGGATTTCTCCACCTTCGCCAATTACTGCTTTAGCGATTCCCTCCCGAATCATCAAGTCCAGCAGTTCCATCACTTCCAGTTCCAGTTCGTCCATGAGCAACGCCACTTCCAAGTCTGTTTCTTGCATCTTGATTGTCCTGAAAAACAAGTTCTGAAATAGCCTCACGCACAACTTCGCTGATTGACCTGTGCTTTGAATTGCAGTAGGTCAGTAGTTCTTGATATAGACCATCCTTCATTTTAACGATGATCTGTTTTGTATTTTTTTCTTGTACCATAATATTACCTCTTTTAAGTTTTATATTGCTCTATTTCTTTATTTTGAATCCAAGTCGTTTGTAATACTTCTTCAGTCGTGTGGTAGTTGGCTCTACCCACAATTCCAATTTTAATTCTTTCGCCAAATCCAAACATTGCTGTAAATATTTAGTTGCTATGCCCTTTCCTTTTTCACCAGATAAAATTGATCGGAGTAATGCCTTCCCATCCCATTCCATCCAACATGCCCATATCTGCACACCATTCACTTCTACTACGCTTGTCGGCATTCGCATTGGAACTTTACCGATTACTGGCAGCAGGTATTCATTCACCTTCACTTTTTTCAAAAACTCGTTAATCATTTCTTTCTCCTATATTGCTTTGTGCTTCTACTATATTATACGCCGACTTACCCTGTATGTCTAGTGTATCATAAAGATTTTTCCAAAAGAATTATGTCGTCAGATTGAATACACAATGATTAGAATGATTATCCATATAGTAGCGATTCGTAGGACGCATTCTGGCGGCTCTGCGTGGCGGGACGACCAAAACTACATCTTTTATAATTAAATGGCTTAAACATTAAATTAGAGCCTCTATCTTTAATGCTGGTTTGACTTCCAGGCAGTTGAATTGCCACCGCATAGTATGTTCTACAAAAGCCAAGTTCTCAGGCTCACAAATAATACTGTCGTGAATGGTTGCCAGGAACATATCAGGATGTTGTTCTTTTAATGACTGGCAGACCTTATTAAACATGAAGCTGGATTCTTCTCTTTGCATATTATGAGCTAATTTCTCATAACCAGACTTTCTAACCTCCAATGTATAAGCCATTATGTCTGGATATAATTCATTCATAGCTTCTATTATTTGTTTCATTTCAGGAGATTTCCTTTTCTCTGGATCACAGTAAAATGAAGCAAGAACCTTATGTTTAACTTCTTCTCTTGTCTTACCTATTAAATCAGCAATTCTCTGGTAAATCTGTCCTGATTCACAGTCTTTTTGATACTCACTAATTTGTCTATCATCAAGGTATATAACATCACACATAATGAAGGTGGATGGGTCTTGATTGTACTTGAATTGATTGTTGTAAATAATAGAAAGAAATAGAGGCTGAGAATTACTTATATCTACTCCTGATAAGTGTTTATTCTTTACTTTAATAAACTTTCTACAATCAGTAGGAAGATTAGTAAGATTAGTATGTATTCTACCGTAATCATCCACATGAAAGAACCATTGTTTATTTGATATAGCAATACACTGATTGGCAAAAATGTCATAATGTTCATCTCCATCTAAATATTCTAATGCAGCTTCTAAATCAATTTCTATTTTAAGTAAATTATTATAAAGCCATTGTTGTAGTTCTGTTCGTTCTTGTTCCAGGTGCTTAAACCATTTATCCAAAGACTTCAAAAGGAATTTACTGATAATTGGAATTGATCTAAATTTAACTCCCTCAAATATCTTACCTATCTTATAACCTTTGGCTTTTACTTTTGGGATATAGAAGTCGTCACAAATAATCATTTTCGCCTTGAGCATTTCGTTCAAGAGTAGGCGGGCTTTTTTGTGACAATGAAGAATTATTTGTAAATATTGGAGTTTAAGGTGCGTCCAAGAATTTTCGGATTTACGCTGGTCGTGGGTAAATCTCATTAACCGAGTGAAGTAAATATGGGAAAGTATGAACCTACAGTCGTCAGCGTACTTGTGACACCATTTCGGTAAAACTTTCACATCAAATGTTTCTGGAACAAATATATTCATAAAAATAGCCCTCTTGGTGGAGTCACGCCTGGACAGCAATGATGAACCCAAGAGGGCTTTAATTTGATCTAATTGTTATGCTGTCCAGGCACTTCTCTTATTCTAACATAGTATCTATGCAGCAACAATAGAAAATTTATGAAAAATTTTTCTTCTTGTAGTTTTTAGGAACTTTTCTGGTTTTTGGTGGATCATCAGGACTTCTACCTTGAATAATTTTTTGAGAAACCCTTTTGACTGATATTCCCAACTCAGCCGACCATTGTTTCATTGTTTTCCCAAAGTATAACTTACCAGTCTTAATACTTTTCTTTCTGGTTTTCTTGCCAGCTAAAATATCTTCATCTGTCCATTCTTTAAGTCTTTGGAAAAATTGTTTTTTTGTAATTCCAAGAATATTAGTCCATTCTTGATACGAATGGGAAATATTTTTTATCAAATACTGCTTTTCTTGTTTGATTGTATTATTTTGATTAACTTTTCGGGTCACGAAGCGGCAATTTTCAGGACAATAATTTCCATTATTATCAATACGATCAATTTCTAATCCTTTTTTATAAATAGGCAATGCCCAATTATAAAATGCTAAAAAATCGGTTTTCCACACATCCTCTACGATAATTCCTCTGCCGCCGTAACGATGGTAATTCGGGAATGTCTCGTCATAACACCGCTGCTTCATAGCGTGCCAAATATGATATAGAGGATGTGTGGATAAACCATGCTTAAATAGAGGGTGATTCATACCATCCACCTGTTCCGAACCAAAATTCGTCACAAAACCGATCATATTGTTCGTTTATTTCTTGTAGTTCCCATTCCAATTGATCTTCTGGAATAAGATCATATAAATAATCAAAATATTCGGCTGTCTCAAAACCATATAGATTCTCAGCTTGAGCTAATTCGTATTCATTAAACATTAGAAGCCTCACATTTTCCTAATTCTTTCAAGAAGTCAGCTTCATCGTCAGCGGTAGGTGAGGCAACGCAGGTTTTAATATCATTCAAAAAATCAACATCGCTCTCAAGAGGCTTATATTTTTTCAACCACTCTTCTTTGCCTTTGGCATACCATTCACAATATTCTTTTTCGGTCAAAAAGTTGCCAGGATTTATCTCATTCAGTAAATCTTCTAAAATAGAATCTTCTAATTGGTTTTCGGGTTTTAGAAGCTGTAGTCTTTCCCAACATTTGATTATGGCTTGTTTATCGCCACTATCTTTTACCACTTCAACTATATCAGCAAGAAAACTCCAAGAAACCTTCACATCCTCCATGAATGGCGGGTTATTAAAGTATTTCCAGGCGTTAATCAGTGTGGACATAGATTCTTCAATAACTTGAATTTGGGCATGGATATGCCACCAAGACACATCACACTGTCCAGGTTCGGGCTTGTAATCAACTGGAAATTTAGCCAATTCCAACTTTTCTGCTTTTAACATTTCTCCAAGTTCTTTGATTTCTGCTTCTAAACCCACACACATTTCTTTTTTATTCATAATTTCTTCCTCAAAAAAAGAAAAGCCCGCAATATCCTCCCCAGGAAATGCGGGCTTCTCAAAATTTTATGTTAGTCCTGGGGAGGATTCTTTAATTGTATCATATCTACATATAGAATCAATAGGGAAATTCTGCCAGAATCTTTTTATATGCAAGTTCTGTGATCTGCCGCACCCTCTCCCGACTGATGGATAGTTCGGTGCCGATTTCTTCTAATGTACGCCCATCTGCCCTCTGACGCAATATATATTGAGAACGATTATCCAGAACCGCAAGAAATTTATCGGCATCTTCATTAGCGGCAAATTTATCCAAAATTCGCTCGTCATAGGCTAATAAATCTTCATTTATATTCCCATCCTCATAATGGATGCCCGCCCGTTCTTTCTTCCTGCGGCTAAATTCCTTTTTTCTCCAACGCCAACAAGTTTTATTTATTGTGGCGTAAAGGTAGGTAATAAATTTAATATCTTTGTCGGGATCAAATAATTCAGCCGCCCGCATAAACTTCATACAGCACTCTTGGTACAGATCGGTGTCCGTAACGGGTCTTTCATCCGTATATTTCCCGACAATCTTACAAATTAGCGGAATCCAGTTCTCTATGATGTGTTCTTTCTCCATTATTACTCCCAACTTATATAGTAATATCATACCAGAAAAATAATTTCTAAAAATCCGTTTATTTTCTTATAAAAAATTGCGAACTGCTGCTTATATAAAGTAGGGAAAAAAGTCAAGCCCTAAATTATAAAAAGGAGATTCGCAAATGGATCAACATTATTTAGACCCAAATGGTCTTGCAACAAGTCGTGGGAATTACACAGAAGATCAGTATGAATTAAGATTGAAACGCAAAAAGCTGGAATACAGACCAGCCAATCGTTTTGAGCAAAGGTTACATTGGGACTTCCTTGTAGGAACAGTCAAAATAGAAACCAAAGCACCCAAGAGAATAAATAGATATGACGACAAGCCAAGATATGATCTGCTCGTCTTAGAACTTCATGGCTTCCAACCGTATAACACTGGCTGGCTTCATGGTTATGCAGACTTTATTGCATTCCAGCAAGAGGATGGATCATTTATTCATTTTAAGAGAGAACAACTTTTAGCCTGGATTGAAGAAAAGAAACTCAAGACGGACAAAATGGAATATGACCATAATCCCGTCATGTATCAAGAATATCACCGCTGGAACAATAAACTTGAGAGTTTTATCTATGTTCCTCTGGCAGATGTATTACAAGATTTGCGTTCAATAACCCTTAAATAACTGGCGGAAATAATTAAAATGAGCTATAATAATGCAATGAAGAAGAAACCCAAGAAGAAGTCTAAAGCTAAATTAGCTTCTATCGCCAGGAGAAAGAAACTGGCAGAGTTAAGTTTATTCGTGAGGGATCGGGACAAGTGCTGTCAAATTTGCGGCAGCACAAAAGTCCTACAAAACCATCACATTCTACCCAAACTTCTTTATAAACATCTAATGTATGATCCAGGTGTTTGTATCTGTCTCTGCCGAAGTTGCCATTTTACCAAAGCCGAAGCGAATGGTTTTTGGTTCACAAATTGGTTAATGAAAAATAAATTGGATCAGTATAACTATTGTAAAGATAGGATGGGATAATGGATATTCAATTAGAACTACCGTTTGATGTAGTAGAAGTCACCAGCAGTATGACCCTCAAGGAAATGATTGATTTCTTTGAGCAAAAGTTAAATGACAAAAGTAAAACCCTCAAAGAACATTATGAGGACATGACCAATACGGAGAATCTATGGACGCAGAACTAGAAGCACTTATTAAAAAACTAAAAGATGAACCAACAGAGGACGGTAAAGCCGAGGCTCTGTTAGAAGCATTAAAAAAACTGAGAGACAACCTGGAACGAATTGAACAGAAAATGATTAGGTTCGGAGAAAGAAAATGATTATCAATAATGACGCATTATCCGCATTAAAAGAATTGCCAAGCGAAAGCCACGATTGTTGTGTGACCAGCCCACCTTATTTTAATCTTCGTGATTATTCATGTGGAGAAAAGGAAATTGGGCGTGAGAAAACAATCAAAGAATATATCACTAATCTTGGAGATATATTTGACGAGGTTAAGAGAACGCTTAAATCCAAAGGAACTTGTTGGATTGTAGTTGGTGATTCTTACGGCGGTAAACACGCCAGCAAAGAATCTGATTATAAATCAACCAAAGGTGGAATTGGACATACAGATAGTAAAATTATTTCTCCTAAATCCCTTTTGCTCATTCCGCAAAGATTAGCCATTGAATTGAGCGATAGAGAGTGGCTAATACGCAACCTCATCGTATGGCACAAGCCAAGTTGTATGCCTAATTCGGTCAAAGATAGATTTACGGTGGATTACGAAATTATAATTTTCGCCACCAAAAACAAGAAATACTTTTTTGAACAACAATTTGAGCCGTTAAAAACTACGAGCGTGGAAAGATTAACTAGAGCCGTATCGCCAGAACACAAAAATCTTCATGTTCCTGGGCAAACTCCACACGGACTCCATCAAGCCAGAGTTAATGCTAAAAAATGGCAAAATAATCAAGGTAATCATCAAGATGCTCTATTTGGCGGAATGACAAACTCTTTTGCCCATTTGTTAGACACTGGCAGGAATATGAGAACCGTTTGGTCAATCAATCCACAACCATTCAAGGGTTCTCATTTTGCTACATTTCCCACTAAATTAGTAGAGCGTTGTCTAAAAGCTGGTTGTCCAGTTGGCGGCAAATCTTTAGACCCTTTTGCTGGATCAGGAACAGTGGGTTTAGTCGCCAAAAAATTAGGTATGGATTTCACAGGAATAGAACTTAATCCAGAATATGTGAAAATAGCGGAGGCAAGAATAGGATGATACATTTTATTTCACCCGCCTATAAGACTTACCCAATACTTGTGCCAAGTTTGTTGTTACAAAGTTGCCCTGGTTGGACGCTCCATATCTGTCACGATGGCCCTGATGATAATTTTTATAAGACTATGGAAGGATTCGGTGATCCAAGAATCTTTGCGGGAACAAGCCCTGTTAAAACGGGTGATTGGGGGCATCATATCCGTGCCAGCCTACTCAGGGAATTAGAAATGAATGATGAGGATTATGTAGTCGTAACCAACCACGACAACTATTGTTTGCCTCATTTAGTACAGAATTTAGTAGTAAATAAAGAAGATATGTTAATTTTTAATTGTCTTCATAGCTATTATAAATACATGGAATTAAAGAGTAAAATTCAATTTGGCTCTATAGATTGTGCGAGTGTGGCAGTAAAAGCCCGAATAGCCAAGAAAGTAGGCTGGAAGTCCAATCTGGAAGCCAGCGATTTCTTATATATACAGGAATGTTGGCAAGAGGCGGAAAGCTACAACTTCATTCCCAAAACCCTTTTTATACACAATTAAATTATGAAAAAGATATTACAATTATTGTCTGGACACCCAAGTTACGATCAAATAAGGATTATCCAGCCGTTCCTCAAAGTCAGAGATATGCTTAAAGTGGAGAATATTGCCGTTCAATGTACTCCTATGCAACAAGCAACCACCGAATTATTACAGCAGTTTGATATAACTTGCGTTCATGGCTGTTGTAACTTGGCGATCTATCCTACCCTAAAGCAAGTAAAATTCTCTATATGGGTGGATGATCTTATGACTAATCTACCAGAATGCAACCCCGCCAAGCCTACAGAAGAAGAAGTAAGAGGCTTGAAGTGGTGTCACGAAACCGCCAACTCGGTTGTTTGCACCACGCCTTATCTACAAAATACATTTAAGAGGGATAAGGTATTGGTCGCTCCCAACCTAATTGATATTAAAAGGGCTGAAAGTAAATCACCCAATGTCCTATATTCCTTCGGGAACTCACATAATGGCGACTTAGAGCTATTGGGAGATATGCAAACAAAAAGAAATATGTATTTCTTCGGTCATTCTCTCCCAAATAAGTTTTGTAATTATCAAAAGGATAAGACTGGACAAATAGAATTATTTCCTAATCAAGAAAATATATTGTATGTGCCGTTACAGAGGGATTATGAGAAATACCAAGTTTGGATGAAGAATCTTGAGTTTGGCGTTGGATTGTGTCCTTTGGAAGATAATGAATTTAATTGTGCTAAGAGTGTATTAAAGGTAGGTGAATATCTACAACATGGTGCGGTGAGTGTAGTCAGCGATGTTGGCTCATATAAGGGGATTCCAGATGAATGTGTTGTTAAAGTTAAAGAAAATGATTGGGATGCTGCTGTGGAATATGCTTTTGCTCACCATCGGACTATTTATAATGCCGCTTATGATTGGTGGATGGGTAATTTTAGTTATCAGAAACAAATCAAAAGGTGGGTTGAAGTCTACAGAAACCTCTAAGGTTGAGGAGGAAACAGTGAAGAAACACAAAAGAAGGAATCCTGAATTACAACTTGCTACTCTTACTGAAATTATGAATGAATTAAAACATAGAGGTTATAATTTTGTATGGGCAGGAGAATGTCAGTGGGGAAAACCTCAAGAAAAGGATGATGTTAAGGTATTTCTTGGATCAGACGATTTGGCGGTAGGATTAAGATTGAGTGGAGAAGTTATTGATTGCATTTTAGCAATATGTAAAAAGTGTGGAGCGAATGATCCTTTTACAAAAACGCTGCAATCCATACTATTACAATTAGAGATATTATTTGGCCCTAAACCAGATAATAACCAGGATCACGGAGCAAAATTATGATGAAATTAGGTGTGCAGAAGAATAGATTTAGTCCAGGTTGCGACAAATGGACAGACGAAGATTATTATATCTACCTCTCGCCCAATGCTGAGTTAATGACCAGCCCTGTTTATTTGGTGGAATTTCGTATGATGGAGAGCGTTTGTTGCACTCTTGTAGCTATTAAAAATGTAGAAGGAGATAAAGAATGGTCAAATGATTGTGTTATTTTTAGAAATAATGAAGTCGGTAGGGATATATATAATAGGTTTATGGAATGCGAAGATATAAGCAAGGCACTCAAAGATGGCAATGTAGAGCCTTTACCAATGGTGCCAGTGGTAAAAGTTCATGTAGACGAGAACGATAAACCTGTAATCGTCAAGGCGAGGTAGGATGAAGGTTAATGATAAAGTCTCCATAGCTGCGGAAATTAAAATATGGCGTAAAACCCATGAGTGGAATACTTTGCTCTATAATTATTTTAATGAAATCATTGAGGCAGTAGTTAGTACGCATGGAAGTGACCTGGATAGAGAGACAGCCATTCAAGAAGGATGGCTGTTTGTTATTAAACTAATACCCAAAGCCAAGCTGAAAAAGAACTTCGGTGCTTATTTCTATACCTGTTTGAGACATTATATCAGCGATTTGAGAGAGGATAAGATCAAGCATACCTACACCAGCTTACAAGATATAAAAGAACCAGAGGCAAAAAATGGGTAATATTCATCCAGTTATAGGCGATTTATCATTAGAACAGGTTAAGGCTATTAAAAAATTAGCGGAAAGAATTTTATGTTTTTTCTCTGATAAAGAAGAAATAGAGAGGTCTGCTAAAGAAATATTGAAATATTTAAGCGATCAGCCTCCTAAAGAATGATTGATTATCTATAGATAAACCTATATTAAATGGAGGTATAAACTATGGCATCTATTGGACATAACCCAGGAATTACAGAGTGGATTGAAGTCACCCAAGGAAATCAGGTAGAAGTTCCTGATTTTATGGCTGGATATAAACTGCAAAAAGCCACTAAACACGCACCAGATCACGGGCCACAAGGCGGTTGCAGACACCCAAATACTAAATCTTCTTGGGTAGAACGCATTGCTTTAGTCATATTAGACACAGGTGAATTTGGTATTTATTGCCATTTCTTTGAGGGTGGAGAAATAATTTATGTTGGTTGGAAGAATTTTGACGACATTGTAGGCATTTATAAGATGTGGAAAGGTCACTTCTCCAAAGGTAAATTTATTCATAATTTGTTGTGGGAACAAAATTATTACGATATGTAAATTTTAGTTATGGCATTTACCCTATATTATTATATGGAAGCACTAATAGGTTTGATTATCATAGTCTTGGGAACACTTGGAATGTGTAATATTTTACGCTTTTCTGAGTTGCTGACACCAATACGATCCCGCAGTCCTTTCATTGATTCCTTGTTGGAATGTTCAATGTGTTGTGGATTCTGGTCTACAATACTGGTGTTTATTTTAATTCATATCCACCCAATCATAATCGCACCTTTTGCGGGATCATTTATTTGTACTTTATTTGTGAGGAAGAGAGACTAATGGTAGATGCAGCATTACCAGTGATACTTGATAATGACCCAAAAACAGGGCGTTTTGTCAAAGGTAAAAAAGGCGGGCCAGGAAGACCCAAGGGAAACTCCGCAGAACATTGGAATGGTTTATTCAGAGTTAAGTGCGGCAGGGACTTCAAACGCCTCTATTATGCTTTATTAAATAAAGCCCTACAAGGCGATACTAAAGCTATTACTTATATGCTTGACAGACTTATGGGCAAACAAGGTGAGACATTAACTGTCAAAACCGAGCAAGAAGTGAAGAATCCTGATGAGTTGAGAGCAGAATTTGACCGTCTTTTCAGAGGTAAAAATGTCAACTAAAGAATATCAAAAGAAATGGCGTGAAGAAAATAAAGAACGCATTAAGAAATATTCAAAAGATTGGCGTGAAGAAAATGCTGATTATCAGAAATATCAGAAAGATTGGCGAGAGAAAAACGCAGATCATAAGAAAAGATATGCTAAAAAATACCATATTGAAAGAAAATACAACATTTCTTGGGAAGAATATCAAGAAATGTTGTCTAAGACAAATGGTGTATGCCCATTGTGTTTGAATGAATTTATATTAACAGAAGGGCAGGGATGCAGAAAAAACATGCCAGTTTTAGATCATTGTCACAAAACAGGTGTAAATAGAGGTATTATTTGTCAAAGTTGCAATTTGACGATTGGAAAAGTTAATGAAGATGTAGAAACATTGCAAAGAATGGTGGAATATCTACGGAAATAATAGATAAAGACTATATTAGATTGTGGACAAGAAACAAAGAATTATTCCAGAAATAAAGGAATTATTGGAGAAAGTCACTGTGTTGGTGGAAACTCTCCAAGTAATTGCTACAGATATTAAACTAATTGTTGAAAAGGTTAAATAAAATGGATATTGGGAAGCTAATCGCAGACATTATGAAGTTGGTTAAGGATGTTCAGGCTAGTGGTATTATTGGCGATATTGAAGCTATTATCGCTGATCTAAGACCCGCACCCGCCGCAACAGCCGAAGAACTACAGGCTAATGGCGAATACTTGAAGAAGTTGTTAGAACTTGCAATGAAACTATTGCCAGTTATTTTGCCATTGCTCATGGACAAAGACAATAGAAAATAAAACAAGTGAGTAGACATGATTCCCTGGACTACATACGGGGATGATTGATATGTAGCCACTTGTTTAATTCATGCCAACTACGGTAGTTGGGAGTGCGGGACTCTAACCCGTTTATAGCAGATGGGAGGTAGTAGCTTATCTCACAAGCCTCATAAACTTGTAAAACAGGTGCGACTCCTGTATCTGCCACTAACCTAAAGGAAAGAAAAATGAGTGATAAATTGACGGGAGCAATTCCAAGCCGACATAAATTAGCAGCCGCCAAACCATTTGTTGCGGCTGGTTCTATTCCAGATAATTATTTAACTCCCATTCGTAAGTGGAGTCCTTGGCTCAACAATCAATATGGCGTATGTGTCACCAGTGAAGAATGTTGCAATATTGATGCGGCATTTGCTCATATAATTGATGATAAAACAATGTATGCGTGGTGTAGGAAACACGGTCTATTAAATGGTGCCGAACTAACCGAAGTAATGGAACTAATGGTTAGTGACCCAATCAATGATGGCGATAAGTGGTCTGATGGTTCTTATTTATCTGTAGATTGGACAAATGAGGCGTTGCTGAGAGCCGCTATATTCCAATGCCAAGCCAGTGTTAAAATTGGCGTAGCGGCTGATGCACTAAAAGGAACGCCTGCTGGTAGTCGGGATGGATGGGTTTTAGCCTCTGCAAGAAAAGATAGAAACCTTGACCATTGTGTAGGATTGGTTGGTTATGGCACAGCTAAATTTATTTTAGAATCGCTCGGTGCTTCTATTCCAAGTGGCGTTGATCCCAATATGAGAGGATATGCTTTATTCACTTGGGGAACAGTAGGATTTATTTCTCAACAGGCACTTGATGCGATCTGTGGTGAAGCGTTTGTTCGCAATCCCACCAGTCTTAAAAATGGTGTAGCACCAGCACCCACGCCAGAGCCTACACCAGTTCCATTTCCCGTGCCTGTCCCGCCCACGCCCGATCCTATTCCCACTCCAACTCCTACTCCCGTTCCTCAAATAGATTGGGCAGTAATAATTCAATTTATTATTAAATTGATTGAAGCGTGGCTAAATAACCAGAAGAAATAATTATGAATAAATTTATTTTTGTATTTATCGTTTTATTTGCGACTCCTTTATTTGGAAGTATTATGTTGCCAGATAAATGTGATTGTCCAGATGGTGTATGCCCTGTTTCAGTTTTCTCTATGCAAGTAAGCGGTGGAATTATTGATACAGTTACAGCGACGATGGACGCAATTAAATTAGATGCAAGTAATTTGACCAAAGCCAACAACGACAAGAATGCGGCACAAAAGCTATTAGATCAAGCTAATGCAGATATTAAAACTTATTCAGATAAACTCGCAACGGATAGAGTTAATTTGAATAAGTTGCTGGATGATATAAATAATAATAAGCCAGCACCGAAACAGAAAGTAATTGAATTGGTAGAAATCGCTAGTTCAACCTGTGATCCATGCAATAAAATGCAGCCAATCGTGGATGAATTGAGCAAGAACGGAGTGAATATAAGGAGATTGAATACAGATAAAGAAACCTGTCCATACGCACATAGCGTCACCCCGACTTGGATCATGCTCGTTGATGGGAAAGAAGTAAGCCGAGCAGAAGGCATGTATGATAAGAAAAGATTACAAGCATGGTGGGAGGAGATGGTAATATGGGCCAAGAAGTAAAAGAGGAAGCTATGCACGAACAAGAATGTTTGTTTGATGAGAAGGCTTGTGAAGCCACCCACCGAAGTATTGAAAGTAGATTCAGTACAGTTAATTGGGTTTTTGGAATTATTATTACTATTCAATTAGCCTTTTGTTCATTTGTGGGTTATTTATCTACAAAAGTAAATACGGTGGAAGTTAATATTGCCAACCACACAACGCAGCTTACAAATATAGATAGAATCCAACAACAAGTTCTTGTTAAGTTAGATAAGAACGGCGATAAACTGGATGAAATAAACAATAAGATCGCCAACTTTCCAAAGAAACCATAAGAGGAAATTAAATGAGTAGAAGTCAATTATATACAATTATAGCAAGCAATCTTCCTACTAATGGTAGTGGACAGATCACGGCGGCAAATCTTAGAAGCACATTAAATACTATTGTTGCCTCTGCTGATATGCAGGATGATACTAATACAAATATTATTACTCAGTATGAGAATGCTTCTAATGGAACATTAAAACTTGGTTCTAGCACAACTGCTGGTTCTCTTGGGTCTAGTGTTGTTATTGGACAAGGTGCTGTAGCATTAAATGGTAAAGGCACAGTTGTTGGTTTTGGAGCATATTCTTATCTTCTTGGTGGTGTTTCTGTTGGCTATGGTGCTACAAGTAATAATAACGGTTGTGTTGCCATTGGATCGGCTGCTCATGCTGCTAAAAATAATTCTATAGCAATAGGAATTAACTCATCTGTATCTTCTTATAGTTCTACTGGTGGCGGAATTGCCATTGGTAAAAATGCTCTTGTAAATAGCGAAGGCGGAATCGCTATTGGAGAAAATAGTAATAGTACAAATCAGTATGGTGATAGTGGGATTGCTGTTGGAAATCTTGCATCATGTCCTTTTGGTGCAGGGGTGGCAATAGGAAGAGATGCAATGGCTGGAATGTATGGAGTAGCCATTGGTGATGGTGCTATAAATTTAGACAACTCACAAACAGCCGTTGGTTATTACGCAGATGCGACAGGAAATAATGCTACAGCAATCGGTATGAGTTCTAAAGCTAATGGTTATTTTACAACTGCCGCTGGTACTTATTCAACTGCATCTGGTTATTATGCAATCGCTATTGGATATAATACTACTGCGTCTGGTTATGGTTCTATAGCTATTGGCCCTGCTGTTTATGCTTATGGCGATTATCAAATTGCTATTGGTCATAGTGCTAATTGTGCTGGAAACAATTCAATAGTTATGGGAGAGAGTTCTGAGGCTGGTTGTAATTCAATAGCTATAGGAGCCGATACAGCGGCAGCACCAGCAGCGACATCGGGTACTATGGGGGCTGGTGGTTCTATTGCTATTGGGCAAAGTGCTGTTGCATTAAGAAATAATGCCGTATCCATCGGTTACGGAGCAACAGCATGTAATGATGGCTCAACTGCTATAGGACAAGGAGTTAAAGCTGGTAAAAATAGCACAATGATTGGTCAAAGAATGACTTTAAGTGGTGGTTATACGGAACGGACAACAGATGATTCAACAGTTGTTGGACAAAGTATAACTGTCACTGGAAATCAAGTAATTGCTCTTGGACAAAATATAGGAGCAAAAGAACAATCTGTTGTCATTGGTACTAATGCCAATGGTAATAGCACGAACTCTGTTATTATTGGAACAAATTGCCAAACAGCATCAGGTTGTGTGGGTCAAGTTGGAGTTGGTTATTATGCTCATTGTGACGGAAATAATTCTGTTTCAGTTGGCCCTAATTCCTACGCTAATGAAAATACTGCTGTTTTAGGTGCGGGTGCGAGAGCCATAAATCCATATACAATCGCTATTGGTAAAGATTCATTAGCAAATGATGCACAGACTATTGCTATTGGTTATTCTGCAACAGCAGATAATTCTGGTGCTGGTTTACCTGGTGCTGTGGCTATTGGAACACAAGCACAAGCACGGGACGGAAGCGTTTCGGTTGGTCGGTATTGTTTTTCATATGACCAATCTATTGCTATTGGACAATCAATTCTTGCCAGTGGTGGTTCTGTAGGTATTGGAACTAAAGCTGGAAGTCATAATAGCGTAACACTTGGTATTGGTGGAAATCTACACGACAAAGAAGATTGTGTTTTAATTGGTAAAGGCGTTTCTATTAACGCCAATTATGCAATGGCATTTGGAAGTTATTCTAATGTTAATACTGGTGCTGATAGAGGCATCGCTTTTGGCCCTAGTTCGTCAGCTAATGCTTATGAAGGCATTGCTATTGGTGCTTCTACAACTGTTGCTTCAACTGCTACAAGTTCTGTAGCCATTGGTGCTGGTACATCGGTAAGTACGCCACAAACTATTGTTCTTGGTAAAGGTGGATTTGTTGTTGATATTCCTGCTAAAGCTGATCCTGCACCGACTTATCACGAAGGAGCATTGTATTATAGTTTGACGACTCACGCACTATATTATGGTGGTGCCGCTGGTTGGGTGAGAGTAGCCAGCACAGTTTAAGTTTATTTGGAGAAAGAATGAAACAATTTTATTTTCTTGGTGGAATGCCAAGAAGTGGATCAACCCTTTTATGTAATATATTAAATCAAAACCCATCCATATACGCCACACAGACGAGTGGTTGTATGGATGTGATGTTTGGGGTGAGGAATACTTGGGAGCAACTTATAGAACATAAGGCTACTCCCAATCCCGAAGGATTAAAAAATGTATTAAATGGAATTATCAATAATTATTATAAAAATATAGAAAAACCAATAATTATTGATAAATGTCGTGGTTGGGTTAGTTTAATAGAAATGGCAGAATATGCCTTGGGACATAAAATAAAAATAATTGTTCCTGTTAGAGATTTAAGAGATATATTATCCAGCTTTGAACTATTATGGAGGAAGAAGGCAAGCACGGGTCAGATTCCAGGGGAACAACAAAATTATATTCAATTCCAAACAGTGGAAGGCAGATGTGATTTTTGGTGTAGGGCTGACCAACCTGTAGGAATTGCATATAATAGAATTAAAGATGCGATCAATAGAGGATTAAAAGATAGAATGTTATTTGTTCATTTTGAGCGATTAACAAACAGTCCTGAGACAGTTATGAGTAAAATTTATAAGTTCTTGTAACTTCCTGAATTTATTCATAATTTTGATTATGTAGAACAAGTGACGAAAGAAGATGATGCGGTCTTTGGGTTTGACGGATTGCATACAATTAAAAATAAAGTTGAACCAATACCATCCAGACACCCGATTGTTTTGGGAAGGGTGGCAGACAAGTTTGAACAAGCAAATTATTTATGGAGCAATTTATGAATCCTTTTATTAAAGTAGAACCAACTCCTCTTACTCCCGAAGAAATGAGAGTTAAGAGATTGGAACAACTAATCGCCTCACTAAACAGGGATGGACAATCGCTTTTAGAGCAATCGGTTAATACGATTGAATCTAATTGGAATAAAGTTTGGGAGAATGAATTATTTACTCCCGCCGAAGTTCTTGAACAGATGGGAACAAGTGCGGTGGAAATTTTTAGAACCTCTGCTTTATTTACTGCGGCTGTTTATCAGATTGGTGCGGGTGCTACGCCTCCTGTGGTTATATTAGACGAGAAGTATTTGTCGGCTAAACTGCCTTGGGTTGGACATGAAGATGGCACTATCACCTTAGCCTAAGTAGGTAAAAATGAGCGAAACAAGAAGTCAATTATTATCCGATGTAGCTATTAATTACCCTGATAATACTAATTGGGGTATATTACCAGTTAATCTACGCACAGTAGAAGATAATATAATCAATAATGTTTTAATGCCAGAAGATATTGTTGCTGGTACAAATATTACTATTGGGACTTCTGGCACACAAATTACCATCAATTCTACTGGTGGTGGAACGACTCCTGGCTCGTCCGTAATTGCCTCTGCTTTTGTTCCTTATGTGGGAGCAACGGCTGATGTTAATATTGGTGGATATAATTTATTTACTACTGGCGGATCAATAAATATTGATGGCTCAGTAGGTTTAAGTGCCAATCAAGATTCTACAAGCGTTGCTGTTGGTGGCTTTGCTGGTGGTGGCGGTAATAGCGTAGCAGTTGGATATTATGCTGGTGCAAATACTATTGGACAAACTTCATTGATTGCCGTAGGAGATCACGCTACAGCAGTTGGTAATAATGGTATAGCGATTGGACAAGGTGCGAATGCCAGCACAGACTCAATCGCTATAGGTAAAACTGCAAATTCTAATTTTTCTAATTCTGTTTCCATAGGCACAATAGCTACAAGTGGCAAGAATAGTATCGCTATTGGTCTTGGTGCTAATGCAAATATTGCTGCTTTAACTTTTCCACAAGCAACATCTATTGCGATTGGATCAAACGCCCAAGCATCAAATAATAATTGTATTGTTATTGGTCATGGATTAACGCCAGCTAATAATAATTCTATTTTAATTGGAATCAATTCTATTTCTGGCGGAAATAATTGTGTTTTAATTGGTATTGGGGCGAATGGTTTATGTTCGGGAAATAATACAGTAGCTATTGGATTTTCTTCTAATGCTTCTGGCCCTGCTACAACTGCTGTTGGTGCTGGTGCTAATGCCAATGCTGCTTTAGGATATGCTACAGCGATTGGTGGTGGTGCTAATGCTGCACAAAATAATGCAACTGCCGTGGGTGGTGGTGCGGTTGCATCTGGAAATGGAACGGCTATTGGTTGTAATTCTAATGCTAATGCGGCAGGAACTCCCACAGCCGTTGGTGCTGGTGCTAATGCTGGTTCTAATAACGCTACAACGGTTGGTGCTGGTGCTAATTCTGGAAATAATTCTGTCGCCATTGGTGCTGGCACAAATGCTGGTAATCCTACTGCAAATAATATGACCGCTGTTGGACAAGGTGCTAATGCTTCTGGCCCCAATATTACAGCGATTGGACAAGGTGCTAATGCAAATAATGCAACAGGATTTAGCGTAGCCGTTGGAGCATTGGCTTTTGCTAATTCTTCTAATGCTACAGCAATCGGTGCTGGTGCTAATGCCTCTGCAACTTATGCTACAGCCGTGGGTAATTCTGCTAATGCTGCAAATGCTGGAAGCACGGGTTGTGTGGCAATAGGTTATGCAGCAAATGCTAATTATAATAATTCAACTGCTGTAGGTGGTTCTACCCAAACTGGTAATAATTCAGTAGCCATCGGACACACAGCTAATGCCAATTCCGCCTCCCTTAATAATATGACCGCTGTTGGACAGGGGGCTAATGCTTCTGGTGCTAATACCACAGCTATTGGTAAAAGTGCCAATGCAAATAATGCCACAGGATTAAGCACAGCCGTTGGTGCTGGTGCTTCCGCTAATGCTGCATGTTCTACAGCATTAGGGGCAAGTGCTAATGCTTCTAATACTCAAGGAACAGCCCTTGGATATTTAGCTAATGCTGCTGCAAGTTCTGGAACAGGAACGGCTGTAGGTTATACAGCTAATGCTAATTTTAATAATTCAACTGCTGTAGGCGGTGGAGCAACGGCTGGTAATAATTGTGTTGCTATTGGACAAGCATCCATTGCTAATGCCTCTGGTATAAATAATATGACAACGGTGGGACAAGGTGCAACCGCCGCTGGTGCTAATGCTACAGCTATTGGTAAAAGTGCTAATGCAAATAATTCTACTGGATTAAGCACAGCCGTTGGTGCCGCTGCTGCCGCTAATGCTGCATATTCTACAGCATTAGGGGCAAGTGCTAATGCTTCTACTACACTTGGAGTGGCAGTTGGATACGCAGCTAATGCTTATAATGCATCAGGAACAGGCACAACATCGGTAGGAACAAGTTCTAACGCCAATGGATTTAACGCCACTTCGCTCGGCTATTCCGCAAGTGCAACAGGCAATAATTGTGTTGCTATTGGTCAAGGAGCAGTAGTTGGGGCGACCAGTCATAATTCTGTGGCTATTGGACAAGCTGCAAACGGTGCGGGTGCGAGTGCAATTTCTATTGGTATGACAGCTAATAGTTCCATTGGTGGTGTTTCTGTAGGTTATGCAGCTAATACAAATACTGGTGGAACTGGTTATTCTGTAGCCATTGGTAATAATGCACACACTTTAACTAATGGAAACAATGCCGTTTCTGTAGGTAATAACGCCACAGCAAGTAATAATGCCGTTGCTATTGGTAATAATGCTCAAGCAACTGGTGCCAATTCTGGTGCATTTGGTGCAGGTGCTTCTACTTCCACAGCAAATCAAATTGTTATTGGTGTAGCGGCAAGTAATGTTTATATTCCAGGCAATTTAAGCATTGGTGGATCATATACAAATGTAATCGTAAATCTTACAGCAAGTGGGTCTGTAGGTGCTAATGAACAGACTGTTGTTGGTAATAATGCCTCTGTAACGGTTGCAGTTGCTTTACCTGCTGCTTCTGGCAATATAGGAAGAAGTATTAACTTCAAGAATATAGGTGCAGCTTCTATGACGGTTGCTGCTGCTGGCGTGGATACTATTGACGGTAGTAATCCTGGCACACAAACTTTAGCACAATGGGGTAAATTAACTTTACAAGGAATTACCTCAACTGGTTGGGCTATTGTATAAAAAATAAATTATTAAAGCTATATTAGATAGGAGACTTTAGGAGAAAGAAATGAAGAAACAGATAGTGACGATGCGTATTGGCGATTATGAGCCAGAGATTTGCAGACTTACAATGCCCACTATTGAGCATTTTGCAAAAAAGAGTGGCTGTGAGTATAAAGTAATAACAGAACCAGTTTTTAATGCACCGAGCGTAACCTATGAGAAGTTCCAATTATATCAAATAAGTAAAGGATATGATTGGACGATGTTTTTAGATGCGGATACTTTGGTGCATCCCGATTGTCCTGATTGGACTGAAATGATAAGCAAAGACACCGTTTTATTTAATGGTGTTGATCTTAATTTGAATAGATTCAGAGCGAATGATTGGACAAGGAGAAGTAATAATAAAAATGGTGCTTGCACTTGGCATGTGTGGTTCAGTGATTGGTGCCGTGATATTTGGCATCCAATGATGGATATGACCTGGGATGAATGTATGGATAATATATTCCCTACAGTCAATGAACTCGCCAGTGGAACTTGCTCCAAACAACATTTAATTGATGATTATTTAGTCACGCAGAATATAAGTCGCTTTGGATTGAAGGTGACTACGGTTGGAGATTTGTTGAGACAGATTGGGAGAGGGCAAGACGGTTATTATTTCCATTTGTATGCTTGTTCCTCAGAGCATAAATTAAATGAAATTAAAAGAGTATTGGGAACTTGGGGAATTAAGATAGAGGGAACATAATGAGTGATTCAAGATATTTCGTCCATGTAGATCAGATTCAGGTTAAAGACCCTGTTGTTAGAGCAAGATTTATATTTTCTAATAACAATGGTCAGTCTTTAATTGCATCATCTGCTACTGGACAGTACCCAATAGGAATATCTTATTTTACTCAAATCCCAACAGCCTGTGGTGGCTATGCTAAGTATTATAATATGGGAGTGACGCTTCCAGTTAGATTAGAACTTGCTGAATCTATTACGGTTGGTAAATTTTTAACCTTTGATGGGTTAGGTAGAGGCGTAAAAGCCATTCCTGGCAATACAGCTTATGCTCAATCCATTCAGGGTGGTGATAGTGGAGATTATGTTTGGGTTCATCCGAAGGTAATGACGGTTAAATACATGGGTGACTTCAATAATGATTTTAGTTCTGACTTTTCACAATAAAGGAAGTAAGCTGGACTATGTGAGCCAGTAGTGCCTTTTCCCCTGTGAGAGCAGGGGTTTTTAATAGGAGAAAGATATGAAAATAGTTACACTTGTAGCTATGAAACCTGATTTGAATTGGGCATTGGTTGAAAGACAATTCAATTTATTGGGTCAAATGGCTATTTCTTGTCCCGATGTGGACATTATTATTGATCGTAAAAAGGTAGAGGGAGCTAATTTACCTCATACCGAGCGACAAAAAGCTATGTGTGAGATCAGGAATCGTATGATTTCCCGATATGTTGATTTTAATTATCATACGCATGTGCTTATTCTTGATGCGGATATAGTTGATTATCCACCCAATCTTCCTTATTTGTTCGCAAATCACGAACACGCTGTTGTGGGTTGTGCTAATTTTTTAGAGGATCACGGGGCAAGATGGTATGACACCGCTGGATATATTTATAAAGGACAAAACGCCAATCTATTTCCTCCCTATTTCCCAACAGAAGAATGTGTTGTAGATATGGACAGTGTAGGAATGTCATATTTAGTTCCTGTTGAGGTATTCAAAGAAAATAAATATGAGCCGCCAACTGGATTCGCTACAGAACATTATTCTATTTGCCAAGCTGCAAAGAGAATGGGTTATAGAGTTTTGTGTGATTTGAACATAACAATTATTCATGCTTTCTTGCCTAAGTATGGGG